CCCGCATCGGGGTTTTCCAACTTTCGTTGGAAAACACACTACAAAAGCTAATTCATTAACTGATGTAGTGTCCTATAGATTTCAAGCTATAGGCAGGCCTGGTTAGCCGGGTATCAACTGGGGATACATCTGCAATATTTGCAGTTGTTCCTCCACAAGATCACCGTACAATTTTGACACCTTACTTAATGTAAACCTCTGATTCTCCAGGATAGATTTATCATCCTTAGGTAGAGCAAAGGTACGCATTTTGTAAGATCAATCTTGGCCAAGTTTGTCCCGCATCTCAATTTCGTTCAGAAATTGTTCAAACTCTGCTTTAACCGCTAGATGAGCGGTATGTAAAGGAGTGTCTGTTCAAGATACTGAACCTAATTGAGACTTGAACTCATTGGATAACTCTTTCTTCCACTTAATGAAAGATAAGTATCCATCATAGGATTTCCCTGTTAAGGGATAATCTCTAGTGTGGACACTTACCGAATTCATTAAGTTGGAATCTGCAAAGGCCTGAACAGTAACATTCACCAGGATGCTTTTACAAACATCTTGTGATAATACTGGCAGTTGGTAATTATTCTTCTTGATTAGTGAATTAATTCATTCATCAACAGGAATACGTCCATGTATTGTATTCAATACACCTTCACAGAGTGAAGCTCTTCTCTCAAGTTTTCTTACAAAACGAGAGGGAAGCTCTTTCACAAAAGAGTGATACAATGCGATACTTTCTGTGATCGACTTGCTGGGTATAAAATTTCTAACATTTAGTTCGAATAGGAGGGTTGTCAGTTGAGTAACACTCTTCTGACACTCCTTTATCGCACTAAATGGGAAAGGAGATATCTCTTTTCCATCTAGGTAATACCTTTTTGCAAACTCAAAGAAATCTTTCGATTTATGAGTTTTTAAAGGTGAATACTCTAGACCTAGTTGTTTTATAATTTGCATGTACAATTCACCCACACTCTTATTACCAATTACGATATCATCTCCTAGAAGTGCGTAGGGTAAGGTCTTTCAATCAAGACCTAACACCTTGCAACAATAGAAGATGAGGTAATGGTG